CTTTATACCCACTGTTTGTTCTGCACAAATAGAAAAAGCAATCACCCAACTGCACTGCTAGGAATCGTAGACATATCCATAATCCTTTGTATATATATTCCTTGATACCTTATGATCTAAAGAATAGCCAATCTTGAGTTTACGTAATTGAGAAACAAAATCAGTTATTTCACCCTTACTGATATTGTATCTTTTACAAATAAACTCTTCATCAATTGCACGGCCCAATGAGCAATCAATTAAATTGGATAATACATACATTTTATTATAAATCTTTCCACGTGTAGGAAACATTTCCCGCAGACACTCCGTTAAAAAGTGATCTCCAGCATGAACCAAGCCAGCAACAATATCACGATCACGATCATCGCAAAGTTCATCACTTAACTTCCCTGGTAAATCTCCATCGCTTGACCCAATTGCACGTAGAATAGGACCAAGGTTTAAATATGGGATATAATCATAAGAACCAGGTGAAAATTTAAGTAACTGTAAATCATATGAATCTCTACATATGTCCAATGTGACATTGTAACCCGCCAATCTTGCGAGGTGAGGAATTTTATCAACAACTTCAGCGTAAGATGGTAAGTGATCCAAAGAATCCAACCAATCTTGTATAACTGAATATATCAATAAATTTCCAAAATTATTCACAAGTGTTGTTAGCACACTCCCACTATATAAAATGGGCCTCGCTGAAAGTGGTTCAGCAATCATGTAGTGATTGAAGAATGGATTTGAAAGCTTTAATGGCTTCCTACATTGTTCCACACAATTCTTCATAACTTCATGAAACTGTGTTCCAGCGGTCACTTGGAGTAAGGAGTCGAAAATTTTTGCACCAGCACTTCCGTCTGCACACTTGATATCCATATTAGCCAGGAAATGTCCATCTGAACACCTGAGGCCAATACAGCTATCGTCAGAAAAAAAAGCATAGTAAATACTGGTAGTTTCACAGAGCTCCTTAAACACTGTCTGTAAAACGTTTAAATTTGGGGTGCCTACAAAGCACCATCTTATTGAACAATCAAAACATTTCTTAATATCTTTAGCCATTGCTCCACCTAATAAAGAACCTTCGCATGACAAATCCACGATTTGTCTCATGAATTTGCCATACTTAGCCCATTCAACCTTCTCCTTAGCTGTTGCATCTTTAATTTCATATGTCAAAGGATCAAATCCAGACTCTAGCAAAGTTGATAAAGTTTCCTTCCTTAATCTAAACTTGGGGTGACTAGAATCTAGTGTATAATCGATTGCATCAGTTAATGGGTCCTTTCCATTCAACTGTAAATTAACATTTATCATTCTTAAAGCTTCATTGTAAGTTTTAGAGGATTTGCAACTTTGTTCTTGATTTTTAAACAAATTCATATCCTCATGTAAAGAGCCACCTCTAGCCAAAGCAATTCTATAATGAAATGAATCACTAATAGCATTTGGAGTGACCTTATAAACAACACAAGGTGCATAAATATTACGCCAGATAAATTTGTAATTATTACGCTCTCTATACCTACAAAGCTTAGTAAAATGACACTTTGGACACCTAAGGGAAATGTGTTTACCATATCTATCACAAACTAATGGAGTTGCGCACATAACTTTTCTTTTCAAAAATTTGTTGTAAAAATATTTACAACATAAAGGTTTAGAGAAGTCAAACCGTGCATCAACATCATCAGTACTTTTACGAGTTCTAGGGTAAACGCGGTTAAGATACCTAAATGCTTGATTGTCAATATATGGTGCACTTGCAGTGCAGTCCGTGGGCAAACTTTTATAAATCCCTACGAAATCCAGGCCCACGACTGGTTTCGGGACACCTACTTTGATTGAATTAATGACTTCACATCCTT